GACTGAGATGGCATTCCAACTTTCCCCAGGCGTAAATGTAACAGAGAAAGATCTGACAACGATTGTTCCCGCTGTTGCCACGACTAATGCAGGTATTGTAGGACTCTTTAATTGGGGCCCATGCAACAAGCGAATCCTTGTCGATTCGGAAAATAACCTTGTCCAACTCTTCGGAACTCCCGATGATACAGTTGCAGAGTGGTGGTTCCCCGCTGCCAACTTCCTTGGATATGGCAACAATCTTCAGGTTGTTCGCTCTAAGGTCAGTGGAATGGTTAATGCCAATGGTTTCGGAGTAACGGGTGCATCCCATGGTGGTGCATGGTCGCAGGACTATGCTCTCCTCGAAAATGATGACAGATTCGATGCGGGTGATGTTTTAATCACGGATCTTGGCGCATTTGTTGCTCGATATCCTGGTGCCCTAGGCAGTTCGCTCGAAGTTCAAATCTGCGGTAGTTTAGCAGTTGGACTGACAAGCACAGCAGGTGTCACGGGATATGGTCACCGATTTAGCGATTGGACTTATGGAACTCAGTTTGATGCTGCTCCATCCACTTCGACTTATGTGGATAATCTTGGTGGATCGAATGATGAATTCCACATCGCTGTCATTGATCGAAATGGTCTTTTGTCGGGCACCAAGGGAACTATCGTAGAGAAGTTCCAAGCAGTTTCCTTCCTACCTGGTGTACTCGCAGGAGACGGAACAAGCAACTACTATGTTGATAAGATCAATCGTACCTCTAAGTATATTGCAGCACTTCCAAGAACTTCATCCACATCATACAATCAATTGCTGCTTGGTGGAACAGGAGCATGGGGAACTGCCGCCATCACAGGACAGAATTGGTATGCCTCCTCATCACTTAATACAGGATCGGGTTACACAGGAGTAAATACCTCTTTTGGTGTTGGTATTTGGAATCTCCGAGGTGGATCCAATGGAACTACTGCTGATCTGACAGACTATAAGAAGATTGCATTCGGTCAAGATAGTGATGCTGATCCAGAAGGATATCGTCTCTTCTCTGATGCAGAAACTGTTGATGTCAATCTCCTCATCGGTGGGCCAGAAAAAACATTCACCCCTGGTGCCGACTTGACCACAGCAGTTTCAGATCTTGTTGGCCCATCCATTAAAGATCTTGTTGATGCTCGTAAGGATTGTGTTGCGTTCCTTTCAGTACCAAACAAGGATCCAAATGAAACGGATGGGGTGAAGTTGGATCGTGCTGTTCAGTATCGCAACAACATCGGTTCTTCGTCATATACCGTGATCGACAGCGGTTACAAGTACATGTACGACATTTATAACGATAAGAACCGTTGGGTTCCGCTCAATGGCGATATTGCAGGACTGTGTGCCCGTAGTGATGTGAATTTTGATCCATGGTACAGCCCCGCAGGATTCAATCGTGGTCAGATTCGTGGCGTAATCAAGTTGGCTTTCCAACCAAGACAGGCTTCAAGAGATACACTGTATAAGAACAGTATCAATCCTGTTGCAACCTTCTCGGGTGAAGGAACCATCCTGTATGGCGATAAGACTGCTCAGGCAAAGCCCTCGGCATTTGATCGCATCAATGTTCGCCGTCTGTTCATCGTGCTTGAGAAGGCAATCTCAACGGCTTCTAAGTACAGCCTGTTTGAGTTCAACGATGCATTTACTCGTGCACAGTTCCGTTCACTCGTTGAGCCATTCTTACGAGATGTACAGGCTCGGCGTGGAATCATCGACTACAAGGTTGTATGCGATGAGAAGAACAATACGGGAGAAGTGATCGACAGCAATAGATTTGTTGCCGATATCTACATCAAACCAAACCGTAGCATCAATTTCATTCAGTTGAATTTCATTGCCACTCGCACTGGCGTGAACTTCAGCGAGGTTGGTGCCTGATTCGTGATGCAGGAAATCAAACTAAATACTCATAAGGAGTCCTAAATGTCACAATTCAGTATCGATGCATTTCGCGCTAATCTCATCAACGGTATTGCAAGAAACAATCTGTTTCTTGTTCAAGGCAACTTTCCTGGTGGAAGCACCCAATCGATTCAGGGTGCTGCCGCTGTAGCGGGTTCTCTTTTCGGAGGAGCCGTTGGTGGGGCAATCAATGCTGTCGCAGCAGAAGTTGGTGGTGGAAATCCCTCTTCACAGGTCTCGTTCCTGTGCAAGGCTTCCAAGATCCCATCGT